GTTAGATACAACGGCTATAACGGTGACTACAAAACCTATACCACAACATGATAAAATTTCTAAAATTTGACGATGTACCACTACCCATTTACAAGGAAGTAAAAGGGAAAGATTACATTTTTTATGGGGAAAGGAATGACTACCCAAACTACTTGCTAAGGATCTACAATAACAGCGCAAAGCATAACGCAATCGTGACCGGGAAGGTAGACTATATTTGTGGTAATGGGTGGGGAGTGAAGTCTGAAGATGAAATGCAGAAGGCAAAAGCCTTTGGGATTATTGACAAGGTTAACACCAAAGAAGAAAGCCTAAATGAGGTCACTAATAAGCTCGTGACGGACTTAACTATTTTCGGGGGATACTATCTACAAGTGATATGGACGAAGGCCACAGGCGAGATCGCAGAACTATACCATGTTGACTACTACAAGGTTAGAACCAACTCAGAAAACAGCGAGTTTTATGTATCTGATAATTGGCTGAAAAACGATAACGTAAACCCTAGACCTGATTACGAAACTTACCCGGCATTTGATCCTAACAATACCACAGGAACACAGATTCTATACTTCAAAGAATATCGTGCAGGGGTGAATACCTACTCTTTGCCTGACTATCGTGGTGCTATCAGCTACATTGAACTTGATATTTCAATCGGGGAGTACCACCTGAACACCATAAACAACGGGATGTTCTCAAGTAAGCTAATTAACCTTAACGGGGGCAAGGTAAGCCAAGAAGAAGAGGATAGAATCGAGAGACAATTCCAGAACAAATTTAGCGGATCTAAAAACGCAGGTAAATTCATGCTAGCGTTTAACGATAGCAAGGAAAATGAGCCTTCAATAATTGACCTATCAGGGACTGAACTTGATAAGCACTTCGACCTTTTGAACTTGACTGTGCAAACTGAAATTTTTAGCGGTCACAAGATCACAAGCCCAATGCTTTTTGGAATAAAAACCGAAGGCCAACTTGGAGGCAGATCTGAAATGAGAGAAGCCTACCAGCTATTCCAGAACACCTATGTAAATGCAAAGCAGCGGGCACTTGAGGAAGTGGTAAACTACCTATTCAAGTTCAATGACATCATCGCTGATCTTGAATTAAAACCTACAGAGCCTATTTCTTTTGAATTCTCAGAAGCGATTATCTCAGCCAACATGACTCAGGATGAAATCCGAGAGAAGCTAGGACTTGCACCTATTGAGAAGAAAGAAACTCAAGGAGCGCAGGATATTATTAATTCATTGAACAGCCTATCCCCTTTGATCGCTACCAAGGTAGTGGAAAGCATGGATGTAAACGAACTTCGCAGCTTGATTGGATTGCCTTCAAGAGAAGATATCGTAACCCCTGAGAACATAGGTAATGAAGCTGCTCCGACTACCGTAGAAACCTTGCATCTATCTTGCAGCCATACCCAAAAAGACGATGAAATACTAAGACTATTTGACGGTAAGGGAATATCAAAAGACGGTTTTAAAATTATTACTACTTCTAAGATGACCTTTTCAAGTGGTGATGAATTTGTAAAGCAAGAACTATTTGCAGAGTATCAACTGAATGAGATCCAAAGAAAGATAGTAGGCGAAATCCAAAAGGATATCAACGCAACTATACCACAGATTGCCAAGGCGGTAGGCATAGATGAAGAGTCGGTGATATCAAGAATCAATACTTTGATTGATGATAACGTGATAACAGAAAAGATCAGCCAAACAGGACTAGTCACTCGAAAGATAACTAGCGTAGGGCAGGCAGCGATCAAGAGGCTAACCCCTGTGACTTCTTTCAAGGTGCTATACAGCTATGAAGAAAGAGCGGGAGTTCCTGATGCAAAAAGCGGGAGCAGACCTTTATGTGAAAAGCTATTTAATGCTGATGGTGTAGGCAAAAGCCTTTTGTTTACTCGTGAAGAAATCCAAAATATTTCTAATCAATTAGGCTACTCTGTTTTTCAGCTTTGCGGTGGATGGTACACAAACCCAAATACAGGGGTAAGAACCCCATATTGCCGTCATGAGTGGAAACGTAATGTAGTAGTAGAAAAAACAAGCCGATGAGCGCAAATGTATTAATGATTTCGGAGCAGTCCTTTAAGGACTTCACGGTAGCAAGTGCAAACATAGATCTAAAGAATGTCACTCAAGTAATTAAGATGACTCAGGATAGGTATATACATCCCATTTGTGGAACTGCACTTTATGACAAGATACTTTCTTTGATTTTGGCGGGCACCATAACAAGCGGAGGGAATGCGGTCTACAAAACTTTGCTAGATAGCTATCTAACAGATACCCTTTTCAATTATGTGCTAGGTGAATTGCCTATGGCTATGCAGTACAAGTTCGTAAATAAGGGAGTAGTGAAACGCAAAAGCGAGAACATCACAGAGCCTACCTTTGCAGAACTTCAAAGCATTAGCCAATACTACAAGGGATATGCGGAGTGGTATGCGGAACGGTCTATCAATTACCTAACTGCAAACAACACGCTCTATCCAGAGTACTTGAATCCGGGCAGCGATGTAACTACAATTCAGCCTGTGAGCAATCAATACAAGGTGGCTATCAATTTAGGCCGTGGTGACTATGAAGACTATCGTCCTTATTCTGAAAGATATCAAGGCAATCGCTACAAAAAACCATTCTAAAAATGGCCTACAGCAAGAACGAAAAGAAACTAAAAGAATTCTTATCCAAACAAGATGACCCTAGCAAATCTAGTAGCAAAACTAAAAGCCATCCAAGAAGCGCATCCGATGATTCGGACGTTCGGAGAGGGTGATATTTATGACTACACAGACAACGGGGGTGAAATTGTCTACCCTGTTTTTTGGACAGTTGTAAGGCCTTCGCAGTATTCAAACACTACTATGCGCTATCGCTTGGTGCTTCTTTTTGCAGATTTATTGACTGAAGATAAAAGCAACAGGCTTCAGGTGCAAAGTGATCAGCTGCTAGTAGCCTTGGATGTTTTGGCTAAGCTGAAATTAGATAATACCTATTCATTCAATACACCTCCTCAGGCATCTGTAGAATTCTTTCAGGAGCGATTCGATGACTTTGCAGCAGGGGTGAGTATCGACATTGAAATCACTGCACCTATTCCTTTGAATCTGTGTCAAGTTCCAACTAACTAAAGAGATGAATATATTGAAAAGCGATGAACTCGGAGTACCCTCCACCTTCTTGGCAATGTTTGCTAATGTCACGGCTATGGCTGGGCTTCAATTTGTAAACGTAGTTTTTACTTCGGTGATTTCTATTCTTTCAATTATTTATTTGGTTTATAAGTTACGGGCAGAAATAAAGAAAAGCAATGGCAAAGGCTAAGGCAGTAGCGCAGATCAAAATTAGCTTCGGCAAAAGGAGAAACGGAAAGGCCAAAAAGTCTTATTCTAAAAGTTTAAACAAACCTAAAAAATACAGGGGACAGGGAAGATGAAAAGGTTTTTTGATTGGGCAAAGGGATTTCTTTCTGAAGGCGGTGAGGCATCTAGCAAAAGGCTTGTTGGTGTAATTAGCGCAATTGCTTTATCCTATAGCCTTATCAGAAATCAAAACGAACCTTTAGTCTATTCAGTAGCAGCCCTGTCTGCTGCTGCTTTAGGGATCACGGCTGCCGAAAAGATATTTAAAAAACCAAACGATAAAAATGAAAATAAGCCAACATCTTAATCTAGCTGAGGTAACTAGAAGCGATTCTGCAAAGCGTCACGGAATAGACAACACACCAACGGCAGAGCATTTGGAAAATTTTAAGCTGCTAGCTGATAAGGTTTTTGAACCTATTCGGGAACACTTTAAAGTCCCTATTTTTATTAGTTCAGGATATCGAAGCAAGGCTTTAAATAGTTTCATCGGAGGCAGCGCATCTTCACAGCACTGCAAAGGGCAAGCCATTGACATCGATATGGATGGAGGCAACGGTGAAGTAACTAATCGGATGGTATTCGATTTCATAAAAAATAAGCTAGATTTTGATCAGCTTATCTGGGAGTTCGGAACAGATTTTAACCCGGACTGGGTTCATGTTTCATTTGTAAAAAGTGGCAATAGAAAGCAAAAGCTGAAGGCCGTACGGTCTGGAGGCAAAACAACCTATCAACCTATTTGATGGAACTAACCAAAATTGCAAGGAATGTGCATAGCCTTTCCCTAAGCAAGGAGGAAAACAGAGTAGCCCTTTTATCTGATATACATTGGGATAACCCAAAGTGCGACAGGGATATGCTCAAGAGACACCTAGACTATTGCCTTGATAATCAGATACCTATTTTTATTAATGGCGATTTCTTCTGCTGCATGCAGGGCCGTATGGATCGCAGAAGCAACAAATCAGACATCAGGCCTGAACACAACAACGCAAAGTACTTGGATTCAATTGTTGAAACGGCAGTAGAATGGTGGTCACCTTATGCACACCTTTTGACGGTGATCGGGTACGGGAATCATGAGACTAGCATAATAAAGTATTCAGAGACAGATATCCTGCAAAGATTTGTAGATCTATTTAACTACAAGAATAAAAGCAATGTATACACCGGTGGATATGGTGGGTGGATGGTTATAAAATATGAGATAAGAACTAACAGTCAAATGACCAAGACCTTAAAGTACCATCATGGTGCCGGTGGGGGTGGAATAGTCACAAAGGGCGCAATCAATTTGACTAGGGCACTAGAAACCTATGA